CTCCGCACGCCGCGGCATGCGCTGAAGGGGGTAAGCCCCATCCTTGCGGTGCAGCTCGACCAGGCGCTGAATGGCGCGGCGCTGAACCAGCAGATCGCCTTCTATCTGAACGAAGCAAAGCCGTCCTACGTGCTGACGACCGACCAGCAGCTCACCGCGGAGCAGACCAGGGCCCTTCGCGAGCGGTGGGACGATCAGACCAAGGGCGACAATGCCGGCGGCACGCCGATCCTCACTTGGGGCCTCAAGGCCCAGCAGATAGGGACCGCGGCGAAGGACTCGATGCTGGCCGACATGCTGAAGCTGACCGACCAGAACATCGCGCTGGCATTCCGCATGCCGCTGCAGGTGCTTGGTATCGGCGGCACGCCGTTCGCGTCCACGGAAGCCCTCATGTCGGCGTGGAAATCGACCGGGCTGGGCTTCGCCCTCAATCATATCGAGGAAGCCTTTGGCCTGCTGTTCCGGCTGAACGGGGTGCCCGATGAGTATTTGGAGTTCGATACCGATGCGATGCTTCGGTCGTCCTTCAAGGACATGATCGATGCCCTCGTGAACGGCACGGACAAGATCCTCACGAAGAACGAGGCTCGTGCCCGGATCGGGCTGGGGCGCAAGGTCGGCGGAGACGATCTGTTCATGCAGATGCAGGACATCGCCATCGGCAAGCCGATCAAGCCGAAACCCGATGCGCCGACGGCACCTGACCCGAATGCCGACGACGGGATCACCCCAGCAGACGGCAAGATGCTCGGCGCCATGATCTACGCCAGTTTCTCCCCCGTGGCGGAACCGCTCCGCATTACGCAGCAGTAGAGGGCCGTATGAAGCTCGCCGAAATTGCCGCGCTGGCCGAAGGTCTGGCGCCGGTCATCCGCGACCTGATGGCGAGCGCTACCGCGCCGCTGGTCGAAAAGATTGCGGCGCTCGAGAGTGAGCTTTCCGCCCTGCGGGCCATCAATCATGCCGATACGATCACCGAAGCCGTTGCCGCCGCGGTAAGGGCCATCCCAGTGCCGGCCGACGGCAAGGATGGCGCTCCCGGCCGCGATGGCGTCGACGGCAAGGACGGCCGGGACGGTATCGACGGCAAGGATGGGTTGCCCGGGGAGAAGGGCGACCGAGGTGAACCCGGCGAGCCGGGGCGTGATGGCGTTGATGGAGCGCCCGGAGAGCGCGGTGCCGACGGGCTCCCCGGCAAAGACGGTCGCGACGGGGTTGATGGCGTCGCAGGCAAGGACGGTGCCCCTGGCAAGGACGGCGCCCCCGGTAAGCTGGCGATCGTCAAGGCATGGACGGCAGGGGTCACCTATGAGGCCGAAGTCCGGTCGCACAATGGCTCGACCTATCAGGCTCTCCGCGACACTGGTACCGAGCCCGGCGGGGAGGACTGGATATGCCTTGCGTCTGCCGGCCGCGACGGCAAGGCGGCCGATGAAATCGAGGTGCGCGGCACCTGGGACGCGACGTCCGTTTATCGCCGCCTGAACATCGTGGCGTTGAACGGCGCCGCATTCATTGCCCGTAAGGATGATCCTGGCGCGTGCCCGGGCGAGGATTGGCAGGTTATCGCCATGCGCGGCAAGCCGGGGCAGCAAGGCGAACGTGGCGCGAAGGGCGATCGTGGTGACGTCGGTCCTGCGGGCCCGGCGGTGCTGCATCTTCAGGCCGACGACAACGGGCTTATCACGCTGATCAATGCCGATGGGACGACGGTCGAACTCGACCTTTACCCGGTCTTGAGCAGGGTAGCGGGGTAGGGGAATATGATCACGATCACGACTCCTCCGTCTCCGCTGCTGACGAGCGACGACGAAATCGTGCGCCAGTCCATGGGGCTCGACGGGACGGACAAGGACGCGCTCGTTGACTCGCTTCTCCTGGCGGCTCAATCGGAGCTCGATGGACCGTCAGGCCGGCTGGGGTTCACCGTGGCTCCGCAAAGTGTGGTGTTCACCGCCGCCGCTTTCGATCCCGCCATTCGGTTGCCGGCGGGTACGCAGATCAGCAACGTGGTGGTGACGTATCTGGATGGCGACGGCACATCGCAGACGCTCGACGACACCAGCTATGTGGTTGCCTCGGACGGGTCACTGTCGCTGGCGTCCGGCTCGTCATGGCCGACGCTCGCTGAGCAGGAGAACGCCGTTTCGGTGGCCTACGAAATCGATGGGCTCGACGATGGTGATCCCCGCATCGACCAGATGAAGCAGGCGATCATAATGCACGCCAAGCTCCACATGGACATGGACCAGCCGGATATCAGGCGGAAAGTGATCGATGCCATGACCTCCACCCTGTGGACGCCGGTTTGCTGATGAAGCCGGAAAGTCTGGATAGGCGCATCAGCCTCGAGCGGTACGTTTCGTCGACCGACGCCGGCACCGGCGAGGAAGTGAAGACTTGGGGCGCGCTCGGCCCAGGTACGATATCCGCCAGCCGTAGGCGCGCGTCCGCGAACGAAACGCTGGCTTCGGCAGAATTGGCCGCGACCATCAGCGACGTGTTCGTGATCCGCTACGGCAGCGAATGGGCCGACGTGAACCCCAAGGATCGCCTCGTGTTCGAGGGCCGAACCTACGAAATCGTGTCGGTCGATGAGATCGACCGGCGCGACGGCATCCGCATCTCGGCCATCGCGAGGGCGGAGTGAAGATCAAGGTCGAAGGGCTGCGCGAGCTTGACGCGGCCCTCGGCGCTTTGGCGGCGGAGTACGGCAAGACGGCGGGCAAGGCCGTGCTGCGCAGGGTTGCGGACAAGGCGCTGCAGCCCATGGCGGAGACGGCGCGGCAACTGGCGCCCGATGATCCCGCTACGGTCGGGAAAGACCTGAAGGCGTCGATCACCGTCGGCGGCAAGCTGAACAAGCGGCAGGCGCGGCTCGCTCGCAAGGACCAGAACAAGGCGACGGTGACCCGATACATGGGAACTGCAGATCCCGCGGGTGTGCAGAACGAGTTCGGCAATGTGCACCAGGCGCCGCAGCCTTTCATGCGGCCGGCTTTCGACCAGCACGCGCTCGGCGCGATCAAGATCGTGGCCAGCGAGCTAGGCCCGGAAATCGAGAAGACGGCCGCACGTATCGCTAAGCGGCGGGCGAAGGGGAAGTAGATGGAAGCCGCGATCCGCGCTCTCCTGTACAACAGCGCGGCGCTCGTCGCGCTGGTGCCGGCGACCAGCATCGTCTGGAACCATCTCCCTCAGGAGAAGCCACGCCCGGCGATCGTGCTCTATCGCATCACCGGGGCGCCGGGCATCCATATGCAGGGCAGCGACGGTCTGCTGAACGCGACGGTGCAGATCGATATTCAGGCGACAACCGTCGCCTCGATGTGGGCGATCCGCGATGCGCTGCTCAGCCTGTTGCATGCCCATCACGACACCAACCTGCGGGTGATCGTCGCTCAAGGCGAGCGGCAGTCGCAGGAAGAGCTTGCCGGCAAGCCGATCCATCGGTGCTCGATGGACTTCGACGTCTGGTATCGCGCCTAACCCTACCACTCAGCACAGGAGGCCACCGATGGCCGACATCAGCATCACCGCTTCCAACGTCAAGTTGATCAGCGGGCCGACCGAAGACATCATCGCGGGCGCATCGGTGACCGCCGGCCAGATCGTGTACGAGGAGGCTGCGACCCATACGGCGAAGCTCAGCGACAATGACAGCGCCACCGCCGAGGTTCGCGCCATCAAGGGCATGACCCTGCACGCTGCGGCGGCCGACCAGCCGCTGAAGATCGCCAAGGACAAGGCCATCGTTTCCCTCGGTGCGGTGCTCACTGCCGGCGTCGACTACTACGTGTCCGGCACTGCCGGGGGCATCTGCCCTCGCGCCGACGTCACGACCGGCGACGATCCGCTTCGCGTGGGCATCGCCAAGACCACTTCGTACCTGCTGCTCGACTTCGCCGACGTCGACGTCACGCTCTAACAACCGGAGGCCGAAATGACCGAACCAGCCGACGTCGCCTTTGGCGTCATCCTCAAGAAGGGCGGCGCACTGATCAGCAGATCGGAAGAGCACACG